ATTCGATATGTGGGCTGGTGCAAACTTCAAACTGAAGATTCGTAAAGTCGAAGGTTATCAGAACTACGACAAGTCTGAGTTTGAATCTCCATCAGCATTGTTGAATGATGATGAGAAGCTAGAAGCAATCTGGAAGAAAGAATACTCTCTTAAAGAGTTCCTTGCACCAGAAAACTTCAAGTCTTATGATGAGTTGAAGGCTCGTCTTGATAAAGTTCTTGGTGTTGATGGTTCACCTGTTCCTGCAAAGACAACAGTTGAGCAAGCAAGAGCGATGCCACGTAAACCAGCACCAGCAATGGAAGATGCTTCTGTAGTTGATGATGATGCAGACCTAGCCTATTTTTCCCGGCTCGCTGAGGAGTGATTTAGTGTAAGGTTTTCTTTTCACCAAATCTTTAGCACCTTTCGGCCTACCTTTATTTAAGGGTAGGCCGTTTTCTTTCCTATATTCGTTTGTCCAACCTTTGGTTGTACCCCAATTAGTATTTTCTTTTCTTAATGTCCGCATTTTTTCGGACATGTCAGGTCTTTTTATTCCTTTATTCCAAGGAATTTGTCCTCTATGTGCATCACCGTTCTTTTTTCTCATTTCATCGGTAATAATAACACCTTTAAACGTGTCTTTCCTTATGTTAAGGAACTTTTCATTTAAATGTACTCCCATTCTACGTAAAACTTTATCTTCCCAAAGTTTAGCCGATTTGTCATTATCGAAAGTTTTTCTTATCTGTTTTATGTCCGGTTCTCCGTATAATTCACGAAATTCTTTAACCTTTTTTGAACTTGTGAAATATTTTATCCAGAGGTCATTTGGATTGCAATTTTTGGCGTATCGTACACCATAATACCATTTATTGTGTTTTGACCATCCAATAAGATAAGTGTATGGTTTATAAATAATCATGCTGATGCTCCTTATAAGCGTTAGAGTGAATGCGGGGGTCAGAGTCCGGCGATTCACACCTATTTATAAAACTTCAATAAAAAAGGACCGAAAGGTCCTTTTTTTTATACGTATGCCCGTGTTCTCTGTAAAACCCTATCGATCATTGGCTCATCATCACGCCATGTTGCAGAAGATGATATTGGTGGTGCTTTAGTTGTCTGAGAAGAACCAGTAACACTAACAATAGGCTTTATATCTGGTGACACGGATTTATTATTTTCCAAGTTTATATTTTCATCAATTATGTCGGGTAGTGATGACGGTGCTGGTGGAAGGGGTGAAGGCGGTGTAGGAGTTGGAGGTACAGTTGTTGTTTTTATACCTTTGGGTGTAACACCAAATGCCGCTTTGCCACCAGTTTCTTGCTCCAACATTCTTGCACGATAGTCATCCAAAGCGGCAGTGCCTCGACCTGCCTCTGCTGTGGATTCTTCTACACCTGAAACTAAAGGTTTAGCAGTTGTTTTAACTTTTGGAGTACCATCATCATTATGTGTTTCACCAAATTTTCTATCCCAACTCATCGCTCTGGCTTTGTTTTTACCACCAGTTGTATCTGGTCTGGGTGTAATATTTCTTCTTTGTGTCTCTGTTCGAGGTCCGACTGTTATTTTTTCTTCACCTTCAATTAATGATGCATTATGGTCCTCAATCATTTTCATTAGGTAATCACGTCCACCTTGTTTTTTAATTTCATCAGGTGTGCCTTTTTCCAAAACAACCTTCGCCTGTTCTGGAGTTATTTTGGAATAATCTGGCATCTGTGCGGCCAAGTATTTAGCAAGAGCTAATGCTGTCGCAAATCCCAAAACATAAGGATTTAAAAGAACTCCTCTGAGCAAGGGTGATGTTTTAACAAAGGCTTCAACTCGCTTAACCATTCCAATGATTTTTGTACACCATCAATTAGTCCATTCACAACTGACATAACACCACTCACTGCGGATTCTAACATTTTTTTGAAAATATCTAATAAACCAACACTTTCCTTTTTCTCTATAACAGGTGTTGCAGTTGTAGTTTTTATATCCGTAAATTTTCTTATTGCACCCAGCAATTCACGGTGTCTATTTGCATCCTCATTCGCACGTTCTTTTGCAAAACTGTTCTGAATTTCAATCTTTGTCATGTTTTGGTCATGTGTTCGTTTCATAAATTCGAACATCTGTGACAGTTTTTCATCACCTGAATTGTAACCCATACCCATTGAGCCTGCGCCGGGTAATGGTGTGACGCTTGGTCTTATTTGCGTAACCCTTCTGGTTTTCGATAACTTGGATTTTTTATCACGCATCGGAAAATACTGTGAAGTATAACCATATGACTGTTCTCTGGGTCCACCGGTAATAAAATTACCTATTTTACCGGCAGTGCTGGCAATTTTCCCGACAATATTAGCCATACCGGAAGAAACTGATATGGCACCAGAAGCACCTGTTTTCATTGCACCAATTAGTTTACCTAGGACTGCCATTTTTTACCTCAATATCGGGTTAGTGTTATCTTGACGTTTCGGAGAAATAACATTTGTTGTTTGTGTTGTGTTGTTCTTTGACGCAATCCTTTGATATTACGTTCTCCGTGAGTTGCTATATACGTTTTAAATGCTTTTCTAATAAATTCATCTGAAGCATCATGTTCAGCAATTTTTGAAATGAATTCTTTAGGATCTTTAGATGGTGTTGCGAAACGTATAGCAACATCTTCTTTGAGTTTACCCATTTGATTACGTCTATCTGCTATATAAGTTAGAACTCCATCATCAGAACTTAAATTTACAGGCAATACTTTTTTCATATCCCGTTTTACTGGTTGATAAACATACTTATCATACCAATTTATTTGTGCATCGAAAAATTCCTGAGTTCTTTCATTTGCTATTTTTTTCCAAGCATCATCGAATTCTTTACTTGCCGGTTTATATTGTGATAAATTAAATTGTGGATTATCTTTGACAAAATTTTGTACAGAGCCTCCAGAATTTAATCCAAATACTCCGTAAGAACTTACACCAGGTTTAGGGTCATTAGGAACAACTTGTCCTACTTTTTTTGTATCTCCGGCCACAGATTTCAATGATGTTCCACCAGTTTCACCTCTGATAGACATGCTAGCCGCAGTAAGTAAACCTGTTCCGGCGGTTTTTACAGCAGTTTTTGCAGCACCGCTTATTCCAGGTGGTGCTGGGGTTGCCGTTGGTGGAATGGAACTTACTGTATCAACTTTTTTTGCTGTGTCTTTTGGTTTTTCGGCTTCTACCTTTTTTTCTACTTTGGTTTCAGCCACCGGCTTTTCGTCTACCTTTTTTTCTACTTTTTTAGAATCAGTTTTAGATTTGGTTGTTTCTGCTTTTTTTTCTGCAATCTTTTCTTCTTTTTTCACCTCACGCTCGGTCTTCTTGAGCGTTTTTTCTTTTATCTTCTGCTCACCAAACTTTTTCTTGGTGGTCGCCTGCAATATAACCAACAAGATTTCTTTATGGTAAATGTCTCGTTGTACTGCTTCTTTTTTTAAAATGTCGAAATACTTTTCTTGTTCTGTATCCAATTCTTTATTGGCGGAAGTAAAGAAACTTTTCATTTGCTGTGCCAAAAAGGAAATTTTACCCGAAGAAACGGCACCGGGTTGATTGGCGTCTAAACCCCTCAACTCGGATATCGGACGACTTAGCTTATTCTTAATCATCTAATCTTTCTTTCGTTCTGTTTCTGTTTTAGCTTTTGATTTTCTTCCTCAATATATTGTATCAACATAGCAACATAAATGTCTCGTTCCCACGGTATCATATTTTCAAGTTCCGTTAGGGAATACTTATGATGTTGTATCAAAGAGAAATTTGTTTTATAATAATTTCTCAGGTTATCATGACCAAAAATTAGGCGAAAAAACTTTCAAGGCCCTCAATGTCAAGATTGTGTTCAAAGCCACAACGTGAACATTTCATTTCAATTTTCTTTTCAAGTTTAGGTAATTTAGAGAAGAATTCTTCTATTTTTTCATATTGTTGCTGGCTCAACGATTCGATAAACTCAACAATCTCATCTTGCGAGACTTCTCTTGCATAATAAAATTGTTGCACAGAATCATCATAGATATATTCAACAGAATCAGCAATCATTTTAAAGGCAACTTCTGTTGCAGATGTTACTTCTGAAATCTTATTCAACACTGAAAATTTTGGATAACCCAGTTTAATTGAAATATTAGGTGTTAGTTGAATCACACCATCGTTCTTTGGTACATCACTTATTTGCAAATCCAAAAGATTAACAGAATTTTCCATAACGTTACCGCAAGGTTTACCATCAACCTCATTCTCACAACGATATTTGTTTTCTACAATTTCACCAACAGACCTTGCACGTAGGTGAATGAAATACATTTCAATATCGAGTACAGGTAATTTCTCAATATCAATACCCTCAGTGATAGTACAGTTATTTAAAACCTGAATTACATTCTTTTCGATGGAATCTTTATCACCTGATTCCATAGCCATAAGCAGATTCTTCTGTTCTTTGACCAAGAATGGTCTATATTTAATTTTCTTTTTTGATAATGGTAATGTCAATTCATAGACAGGTGTATCAATTTTCGGTAGTGGCATAATTTAGCTCCATAGTTTATCTAAAATCAATGTCAGGATTAAATTGTTGACTTGTTACCCTGTCTTGGGTAAATCTTGCCGCATCAATGAAATCTGATGCAAGAGACTCAACACTGTTATTTCTCCAACTTGTGTATGCAAATGTAACAGTAGCTTTGTGTACTGCATCAGATGACCAATCCAAATCCATTTGGTTAATAGCTTTTGGGTAAGCATCCAACAATGTAACAGACATTGTTAATTCATTCTGTAGATTATATTGTCTTATCACAATAGGAACTGCATATTCGTTTTTGAATTTTACATTATATGTCGATATTGGATTGATATAGTTCATCCATGAATCGAATAAGTTTTTTTCCGACATATCTTCGGTGACAAGAAATGTCAAAGAAACATCATCAAACGTTGAAGTGTATGGATATTCTTCCGAGACACCGTAAATTTTTGATGGTGTAGTCGAAATATTTCTGCTAGGAAATTGTGCATTTTCGCAACGCAAAGAAAGTGTGCGAGATTCACCTATAAAAGGAAAAAGGCCTAACGGAATAGGAATAAAAACATCAAAATGATTAGTTCTCGCCAGTTCTTTTCTGAAACTTGCTTTAAAATCTGCTATTGAGCCTGTCATTAGTATACCCTACTTTTTGCTTTTGTGACCGATTCAGCATAAACTTTTGATGCTGGAGCACCATTGAATACCGCAGTCGGAAGAAACAGTGCTGTTTCCCATTCTGGTGGTTGAACGGTCAAAATTTTAGATTTTATCTGACTATTCAAGTAACGTTTCAAACAAGGCCTAAATTCTTTGAAATTCTTGGCGGCTTTCAAAATATCATAGGTTATACTTAGCCGCTTAGGCTCATCATTACTATTTAAAATAGCAAAATTCATCAGTTTGTCCATGAATACTGCACGATATTTTGGTGGTAAATAA